TATTTTAACATTTCGTGCAGACCATCAGCTTGCGGTTGATCATATCCTACATCTTGTGGAGCACACCCACAATCTTCAATAATTTCAGCAATAGTCTTAACACCGTGACCAAAATCTAATTGTGTTTCTAATGTTGCGCCAGCCTTTTGTGCGTTACGTAGTGCAGCCATAATACCTTCTGCTACAGGAGCAGGTGCTGGCATCGGGGCTGCCGGAGCAGGCGGTGCCGCAGGAGTCGCTGCCATATCAGCTGGTGCCGCTGGAACTTCCGCTGCTGCCTCTGGTGCTGGAGGGGGGACCATTGGTGGTTGTTTTTGTTGTATATCTTGTTCGCCGAAGTTTAATTGACTAACAACAGCAGGATTAGCAAATTTGTCACGGTTAGCGAATACCCATGCTTGAATTAATGCACGTACATCTAATCCTGGACTTGCTTTGCGTAATTCGTCCATTAGGTTTTGATCATCGATAACACCTTTAAGACTCATAACAGCATCATCGCCACTTAGTACATTACCTTGGTCGCCCATGATATCATTAAATTTTTCAATGGCTGCTTGTTGTGCTGCTTCGTTATGACTGAACAAATCATCTTGTTCCATTAGACGATCCATAGCACTTTCAAATGCATCTTCTGGACATAGCTCTTTAGTTTTCTTAAGAGCTTTACCTGCTAGGTTATGTACTTTACCTTCTGGATTTTTCTTAGGATCAGTTTTCTTCCAATCGCCTTCGTGCTTCCAAGATTTAACTTTACCTTCTGCATCTTTTTCTACAGTGTCGCTAACTTCATCTAGCAATTCATCTGGGTTAATTTCTTTTACAGGCATATCGGATTCGTCGATAAATTTAGCAATATATTGAAATACGCCTTTTAGTTCTTCGTTAAATGTACGAATAGTTAAACGGTCAACAAGACTATTAACTAATTCCTCTGGTAACATTTGCTCTTCTGATTCTTCAAAACTTTCTGCAAATGTTTCATAGTGTGCAGTACGCTGTAGTAATTGTACTTCACGTTTAATTTCTTCAATGCGCTCAATAACACGATCTGTTACATTGGCCATTGCTTCTGAAAGTTGGTCTTGACGACTAACGTAACCTTTAAATTTACGTAGTGCTGCCATTTCCTCTGAAAGACTAACAATGTGTTTGCCAATGCCGTCATATGGTGTGCCACCGTGCTTAAGATGTTCAGCCATTGCACGAGCACCATTCAAATGTTTAACTGGATACTTGAAGCGTTCACCTTGAGCATTTTCAACCCAGATGCCTTCAATATGCATTGTTCTGCCGGCAGCTAGTTCTGTGTTAACAGGTTGAGTATGTTTAATGATTAACTGTGCTTCGCCAAGATCTTGATAACTCATTCTTGAGCTACCATATAACTTGTTTTCCATAATTGGTTCCATTGCGGGTTCTTCCTTGCGTTTTGCTTGATAATGATAATCTCTTTTATCCAGATTGCTTTTGCCTAAATTCTGTATATCAAAGTTTAACAGTCTATCCTTGGCAAAACTTCTAAATGATCTAATAAATTTAAAAGCGTTATGATGAGGCTTTCCGTTATTACCGGTTACTAAGTCTCCACTTACTTGTACTACAACACCGTCATCTTCATCTAGTGTTATTGCTACAGTACCTAGTGGTTCACCGTTTTCTGTGTATTCAAACTCAAAGAAACGGGCCTTAGGAATATCCTCTTTTTTGCTTAAAACTGCGGCATTTTCATCGCCCATCTGAATATCAGGAAAGCGAGTTTGAATTTTGCCATATAATTCTTTGGCTATATTATCTAAGTTAGCGTTCATGTTATATTTATGCTACATTGCTAGAAACAAATATAGGCAACGGAGCTTCCCAGTCATCGTCCTCGTGCCCATCAATGCTAAGTCTCTCAAAAACCAGTGGATCCCACTCTGCTAAAACCACACTCATACGTATGATTAACAGCAGGGCCGCTACAAGGTCATCGTGTTCGCCTGTTTTAGCCTTAAAACTAACGCCTGCGGCAATGAATGTTTTAAGTTCGCTAATTAGGGCTTTACTGTAGATCTTCATCCTGTCCTGTTCCAAGAAGAACTTTAAGCGACTACACGCTGATATTTTAGCACCATGTGTAGTGTTAAATCCCTTACGGAATTTACGCACATGTCCCTTGCGGACTGGCTCGCTAACAAATAGCCCCGAGAATGTTTCTTCCCCTAGATCTTTAATTACTACTAGGGCAGCTTCACCGATAGTATTATTTTCTACTGACCAGTAGACGCTGTTGTTATAATCTGAGCCGATACAATCTTGTACATACTTGACAACATCACGGAATATTTTAACCTGCTGTTGCACTTGTGTAGTATTATGCTGCCATTCTGCACACTGAGTCATTGAAGGTAGTTCGAATACTTCTATGGCAGCATAGTCGCCGCCAGTGCCTAGGCTAGGGTCTAGTGCTACTAGATAAATTTCGCCTGGGACTGGTTTTTTATACCAGCGGACTTGCCCCATACGTTCAATAGGATCTCGTCCTACTAATTCAGCAAGTTTAAGTGAGTTAATTAGTGTTTCATCATAGACCAAGAACTCGCAACCATATTCACGACGGAAACGTTCTTCGCCGATACGTCCCATCTCAGTTGCTTTCCATTCCTCACCGCGATCTGGATGCTCATGCCATTCTGCACGGAACCCAAAGAATCCATTGCGCCCTTTACCGTCTGCGCTTTCGTTGCCATACTCGTCAAACTTATCTTGGCTTTCCTTCCAGATAGTAGCAAACTCATCTTCGTCTGAGTTTGGTGTACTTGTGATAATTGCACGACCACCAGTTGCTAGTGTCGGGCTGATTGACGTCCAAAATTCAGTAGCAATATTAGGTTGCACAAATGCGAACTCGTCGCAGTATAAAAGTGATATGGACATACCACGACCAGTGTTGCCAGTAGTGGTAGCAGATACAATTCGAGAACCGTTGTCAAAATCTATACTCCCTTTGTTATAACTTACAACACCGCAACGAATATGGTCAGGGCATAGTTCATATGCATAACGGATACGTTGCATAATTTCTTGTGAGCCTGTATACTTGTGTGCGGCTACTAGAATAGTTTGGTCCGGATGAAACATAGCATACCATAGTAAGTATGCCGAGGCGCAAGTGGTCTTACCACTTTGACGTGGTAGCATGTTTACATTAAAACGATGATTGTGATAACTGTCTAGTAGTCGTCCTTGATATTCATACGGTTCAAACAGTAGTTTACCCTTAACAGGATGTTGGATATAAAAGAAATGTTTAGCAAAATAATGATGCCCAGTTAGGTCATCAGAACACAACATCAGATCTGTTAACTGCTGTTCACTAAACTTTTCTTTGGTATGCGCCTTTTTGGTTAAGACGCCATCTAAACTTTTAGCCATACTTTTATTTACATAAAAAAAGCACCCCTTAGGGTGCTTTTGATACTGCTGACGAAACTTATCTTGCTTTAATTTCAGCGTACATTTGGCTTAATTTATCAACTAGGCCTTCATGCATTGGGTTTTCACCGCCATTGTGTTTAAGTGCGCCAATACCTTTGCTATGCATATCATTGCCTGTAGGTAAAACTGCACTAGCACCTTTCACAACCGGGTGTGGACGATTTTCATATTCGCCATCTTCTTCCATGCCTTTTTCACCAAACAATTTTTCTTGATCGTCTACATCGTCAAATCTTGGTTCGCCAGTGAAATCTGGTTCAACTTCACCTGCTGGTTCAATAACAGCTTGATCACCTTCCATACCAAATAATTCTTGACTATCATCTTTGCCGCCCTTTTCAAGATTGCGTAGGATGTCCATTAAATCTCGGATACCGCCAGCGCCACTGCCATTCATGCTAACATTCATAGTAACATTGTCTGGTTGATCTGGTTGGCCGCCAATTTTAATCATACTAGGCATACCTGGCATACCGCACTCTTCTGCTGGCTGCTCTTCAAGACTTAGATGTCCGCTATCGCCAGTTTGTTCTGGAGTTGCTGGACCACTAGGTGTAGCACCAATAGCTTGTACTGGAGGTTGAACACTTTCAGCAACAGGCTGATCTAGTGCTGTCATCTTACTGATTAGATCTTGAAAATTCATATTAGTTTCCCTTACCAATACCTGGCTTTGTTTTAGCCGCATATGGTGTTAATTTAACTTGTTTAGATAGTAAACTTGGTTTGCCATCGACTACTTTAGTCTGCTGTTCTTGAGCTTTTTCTTTCTTAGGTTTTCCAGCAAACAATTGATCGTTAATGCCTTTAACTTCTTCACCTTCGTGCTTACTCTTACCTAATTCTTGTAGGAAACGTAGATTATGTTTTTCACCTACCATTTCTTGTCCACCTGGGATAAATTCTAATTCGTTTTTATCCAATAATGCTTGAGCAGTTGGCTCATCATGTTCGTGATTAATTTCTACTTCTTCTTGTTCATTCATATTACGCACTAGAATACTTTGTAGTGGTAATTTTAATTTGTCTGCTAGAGTAGCACGTGCTACTTGGCTTGTTAATGGGTATGCTGTTTTGATATCAAATAAGGTTACATTTTGATTAGTTAAACCTGGGAAATCTTTATGTTGTTCTGCGATAGGCAATCTTTTGCCTGCTGAGCAAGATTCCACTTTATATTGATCAAGGGCTTGTTTAATTTTCTCAGTAATACCAGTAGCATCACCGACGATTTTAACCTTGAATTCATAGACCTTGTGTAGATCTGTTAAGTAAGCTGTAAACGATTTCATATAATAATCCTAGTAGTATATTTATTTCATATTCTTTAATTTTTCAAGCAAACTATTGCGATCCGTTACAATAAATCCGTCACCGTTAAGGCTTATACCTTCATCGGTATTAGTTTCGTTATCTAGTTTTTGCTTTTTCAACTGAAGATCGATCATCTTCAATTTTTTGTCTAATTTAGTAGCCTTAGCATCGATAGCATTTTTAAGCATACTTGCCGCAACTTCAAACAAGCGGGCACTGTACCGCGCTTCTACATTCATGCCTAAATCCATAATATCAGTGTATGCTTCTGTAGCTTTTTGTGCTAGATCATCTAATTCGCCATCAGCTATATCGCCCAGCCCTTTTACCTGCGGTAAGGCTGCCGAGATTTTATCAAACTCGCTAATATCACGTAAGAGAGGTTCGGGCTTTGTCAATGCAGTAGCCTTCTTTTCTTCCTCTTTTATGATCTTTTTGCTTTCTGGCAAATTGAGCAATTCTTCAAGTTTTTTAGTCATAACAATACTTATCTAATGCCTTGATGGAATAAATCATTTTCGCTTATGATACGAAACTTCAATCCTTGTTGTTTACACCATAAATTTGCACTAGCCCACTTGGCTTGATTTTTAACAAATTGTGCTTGATTATATTTGTTCTTGCCCACACGTTCGATAATAGCTTGACTAGCTGGTTTGATTTCCACAATTTCGGCATGAGTCTTGCCCATCTTATCTACGTACTGAATAAAAAAATCAGGAACGTAAACTGTTTGTCTGCCAGTTAGTGGATCTCTGTAGGGGATTTTCATAGGCTCTGATGCCCACGACTGAATGCTATCATTTTGATCACAGAAATTCATAAAGCTCCATTCCCAACTTGAACGATAAGTTGGAACTTTTGTGCCTACATATTTTCCGGGATTTTTCATGACAAATTTGCCACGTGCAAATTTATTGGCCATGATATTAAATTAGAATATTGCGAGTTTCGTAAGTATCGACAATGGTATTAATTCTATAACCTAGCACACTTGTTTTTTCTCTATAAGCATTTAGCACTTGTGCTACTACTTGACTAAGTTGTACATCGTTTAATTGTTTTAGTGTATCTATTAGTTGAAAAACATCTACTCCGTCTTGTCTTGCTTGATTTAGCAACACAATCGCTGTACTTTCTGCCGAAGTAGTATCAAAGCCTTGCTTTGTAAAAAATCCTACAACTGCATCAATTTGATTCGCTGGAAAACTAACACTCTGTTGAAAAAATTTATCAAAGAATTGTCTTACAGCTACTGAACTATCATTAGGAGGTAGTTGTGGTGGAAGATTGGAAGCCATGATATTAAGTACCTATGTTTACTGGAGTACCAGTTACTGTAGTTGGAGGAACATTAGCTTGTGGAAACGTTACTCCTTGTAATCCGCCAACCCCTTGAGTTGATGCGGCACCTGTATCAGTAATTATACCCGGTGTGGAGTTAGCTGCCAATGCTGTTGCAGTATTTTGATATCCATTAACTGTCTGAATTAAATTGTTTAAAAAACTAGCACTATTATTTGTTACATTTGCTGAATTAACAAATGATGGATTAATTGATGCCGGGCCATTTATACCTACTAGCGGACTAGGACCTTGATCGTAATGCTCTTGACCGAACCCAATTGGATCGCCAGCTGTTACTACGCCCGAGTTATAGCTAACTGCTTCGTAGCCGATAGTCATGCTATTTTCAGTAACTCCGCTATCGGCATATTTTACTTTAGGATGTGTAAAAGTTGTTATAATAGGATTGTATAGTGTGTAACTAACATATTCATGTCTAGCCATTTGATACAATGTAATTGAATTAAAGAACGGTAATGTACTTGCGTTGTCTAGACCGTAATTTGTAGGAATAAAATTAAAGTTTCTTGTTGCTGTACGATTATATGCACCGGGAACTAGCGCACTTGTACTATCAGCATAGTAGTAAGCATAGTAGTTTTGCCAGAGCATGTTAATCAAGCTCATATTGTCATCGTGAAATACAATGTTAATAGGGTCGTACTTGTGACCTGTTTGTATATTCTTCTTTCTATTGTATTGATTTAGAGTTTCAGTGCTGATTGTAAATTTAGGCAAGTCTGTACTCTTAACTAGCATATTAATTTCAGTACCATAATTTTGTACTAGCGATGCATCTCTTAGCGCATTGGCATTAAGACTAAACGCTACATGAAAGTTAAATGCTAGTTTAGGAGCTAGTCTGAATTGATCATCAGAAAACATCCTAGACGCATGCTGCCAGCTACGCAGAGTAACGTTAGTTGGTTCTGTTAATAGATAGTTAGGTGTGAATGCCATACAAATATTTATCGAGTAGAATTAACTATGTAGTTAATGATTACCTATAAAAAAGCCTACTTTCGTAGGCTTTGTTATTAAATACCGCCGCCAGTAGCAGCAGTACCAATGGTACGCTGTGTTGGAGCAGCCGCACCGCCTGTGACTTGTAGACAGTTATCAGGTTGAATTGTTAATTCAATCATTACAGGTGTTTGCTCTGAATACTTGATATCGCCGTAGTTGATTTGTGTTACATAACAACCATAACATTCCCAAGTTTCTAGTACGTTTGGAGTTAATGTTCCATTACCACCGTCTAGAATTTCAATACGCATACTGAACTTATAATCACCACCTGAAGCAGCAGATGCTTGTTCAAAGAAGTCAAATTGTTTCTGTAGTTGCTCACCACATAGTTTAGACACAGCACCTGTTACGTCATCACGTAATGTGACTTTCATAGTTTGCCATGTTGGACGGCCTGCATAGTGAATTGTTGAGTTATAAATCTCAAGTTTCTGATCTGCAAACTGCATGTTAGGACGAGCAGCATCCTGTACTTGCTTAGTTAACTCAGTTGTTGGTGTTGATACGCCAAAGTTCTCAAACATCACTCTAAAGCGATACTTGAGCTTAGGCATTAACATACCTTGCGAAGCAGCACTCTGGTCTGATGCTAGTGGAACTGTAAATTTACTTAATGATGAAATTGCCATTTGTTATGCTCCGATTATTTTGCTAGACCTTTGATTGCGCCAGTATTTTCTAAGCGAATTGGAATGTAAATAAATTCCGCTGCTTTTACTGGTTCAATTGCCACGTCTAACCATAGTTCACTGCGATCAATACGTGCAGGTGTATTATTACTTGTGTCACATACTGTCAAGTAGTCGTATAGAGCACGTTGACCTACTAGTTCTAATAGTAGACTGTCTGCATGTCCTTTCAACTCGTCACGTGTAATCTTATCATTTGGTTCAAATACATATGGTTTAGCCAATTGATTGAATAGACCACGTAGGTAAATTACTAAACGTGCTACATTGATACGATCTAATGAGCTTGCTGTTAGTTGACGTGTGTACTGACCATATGCTACTAGACCCGTGCCTGATAGATATGTAATTGGATTTACATGGATGCTAGCCAATGTATCGCGTTGACCACTGTTCAATGCAACTGATTGGAATTCACCTTGATAATCAACATAACCAACTGCTGAAGCGTTAGTAATGCCACCACGACGTGTACCTGCTGGAGCAAACCATGGATAAGAAACATTATCACTTAGTGCGATTGTACGTAACATCATGTGGCTTGGCGGAACAGCAATCGCGTTACCTAGATTATCTGTTGAATAGCCCCATGGATAGTAAACACCTAGATATGGATCTGTTGTTACAAGACCTTTCTGACTGTCGTATAGTGCCTTATTAACGTTGTTACCCCAGTTGCTTAGTGTTGTAGCATCTGGTGTTAAACGTGCTGGTGTATCACCTACAACAAACGCTGAAATACCACGATCATAGTTTAGTGTTACAAGATCAGGAATTACTTCTGGATATCCTGGGCAAGCAATTAAGTTAAACACACGTGATTCAGTATCACGGATTTGTTGATTACTTTCGATTGTTGCTTTAAGAGCTTGTAGTACAACTTGACGTTGTGCAATATGACCAAATGAACCTGAACCGTCTGGTTGGTTAGCAGAAGCTGTAACCCAACGATCTGGATAGTAGTTTGTCATTAGTTCTGGAACTAGTACACCCATTGTATGTGGATACATTGCGTTACGATCTAGTACATTAACATAACCAACTTTATATTGCTTAACGTTAAATCCTGAACGACGTGTATTCCATAATAACATGCCCTTTGGATATAGGCTTGGATCTGGAGCATCAAAGTCAACAAAGTTGCTTGTTAACAATGCTTGAATACTGTCTGGTGTTCCTGTGCCGCTCGACTGTGCAGATGCTTGTGTACCTGTTGCTGCCCAACGTGCATCATAGAAAATAATACCATTTGCTGATGTATGATCAGTGTTGTCAATTAGTACCCACTGTTTAGTATTATAGTTGTATCTGTAAATTACAGGATAACCTTCTAGTACTGTAATGTTAGAATCAACCCAAATATCACCATTAGCAAGAGGGCCGCCTGTACTGTTTACTATTGGCATTGTGCCGCTAATAATAGGACCGTTAGCATCAGTTGTTGCTGGACCGTTGTAGTTGATCTGTGTGTAGTTTAGATAGCCAACCCACTGTTGACCGTTATGGATCATAAGATCGACATCTGTTAATGTTGAATCATACCATAGTGTGCCGTCTGCAGGAACAGTAGTTGGTGCACTTGCACCTGGAATTACTGGACTTACTCCGTTAATTGTTGCTGCCCATAGTGTAGCAATAAATTTACCATCGCTACCGTTACTTGTTGGATCAGCATAGAAATTTGTAGTACTTCCCACCGAGAACAACTTAGCAATTGGTGTATTTGTACCGTCAACAAATCTAATATCACCACCTTGTGAGTGTGTAATTGTAACTGCATTTGTTGTTGTATTGATACTTGTTGTAATACTTGTAGTTGAAGGAAGTGCTGCTGTTAATGCTGCTAAGAATGTTGTAGCATCGTACGCACTTGCACCAGCAGTAAATGTTACTGATGTTGTTACAAGAGTTGTACTACCTTTTACGCTTTCACTGATTGTAAATGTATTTGCACCAGCAGTAAATGTACTTGATGTAACGTTAACTGAATTAACGTTTGTGCTGCCTGCTGCTAAACGTTCGTAAACTTTGAAGTTTGCTAGTAATGCATCAGCTGTTTCTGCATCGTCATACTTAACATACAACTGACCTTGTGCTAAATTTGTGCCACCACCCAATGGGTCAAGACCAGCTAATGCTGCTTGGTTAGTTGGATATAGGTTAGTAGTTAGTGTTGTCCACTTAGATGTTGCTGCTGAATATTTCTTGATAAACCAGTTAGCACCTTGATTTGGTTGTGTTGTCTTAATCCACAAACTACCTGTTGGATATCCGCTAGCTGAAGTAGGATTATCTACGCTACCGTATGTAGGAATTTGTGTATGTGGAGCAATACTTAACTTAGGTGCTAGGTATGTACCATTTGCAACGCCAACTTTACCTGGAGTGCCTGTACCGCCGATAACAATTGATACGCCTGTTGAATATAAGTTTAAGAAACCGTTAATATTTGCTGCTGTAATACCCGCAGTATTAATTGTTGAGTTTCCATTAATTGCTGAAATTAAAGCAGTTAATGTTAGTACACCTGTAATTGGTGTGCCGTTGATTGTAATAGAATCACCTGACAACAATGTGATACTAGTATTATTGATAGTACCAGTCACTGTTGGCCAGCTAGCTGCCCATGCGCTTGTACCTACTTCTACCCATGTACCAGCTGCTGTGCTAGTTGTTGGTTTTTTGTACCATAATTTATTAAGATTAGTAACTGAAACTACAGCATAATCACCTTGTGCACCGATACTTGCTAATGGTTGAGTGTTGCTAGGATAGCTAACAACCTTAAGCGGATCTGTAATTACGTATGTATCTTCTACACTAAATGCTTGTCCGCCAGTTGTAGTTGCTGGATTGCCATTCCACTCAAACACACCGAATGCAGTTTGACTTGTGTCTAACCATAATTGGCCGTCTGCTGGAGCACCTGCAGGAATTGAACCTGATGCTTTTAATTGTCCTAGATCTAAGTCAGCACGTACAACATAAGCACGATTGCTAACACCTAGTAAACTGTAAGCAGCCTGTAGTCCATACTCATTACGCTCTCCAGCATGGATTGGGTTGTTGCTTGCGTCAGTTTCAAAGAACGGAGTTCCAAATAGATCTCCAACGTCTTTCTGACTTGTTAATAGTTGAACTTGACCAGCTTTAGCTTTTGTAGTAGCGGTAGCTGTTCCTGTGCCAGCAGCATTTAATTTGTCTTGTGCTGTAGCAACAACGATAAGGGGTACGGTTCCTGGAGCAGCGGGTACGTAGAACGATTCGTCTACTACTGTTACGCTAACGCCTGGTGAATTTAATATGGCCATCCTGTAATCTCCAATGAATACAATTCTATTTGTATTTATAGGATTTTTGGTTTTTATACCTGTAATACTAGGTTAAAAAGGGGCGAAAAAGGTGTAAATATTTGTATGAGACCTTTATGCTCCTGCGGACAACGTCCTGCTGCCTTAAACTACTATAAAAACGGTCGTGCTTACTATAGACGTAAGTGCGAAGCCTGTCTCAAAGGTAACAGTGTAACACCTCGATGGCAACTAGCTGGATACAAA